TGTGCTTAAGAACAACCAAGGAACAGAAGAAACCCGAGTCCGTCATATGGATTATGGGGTTGTGCTTAGTGCTTTCTTCTGGAGACGATTTAAAAACAAAGAACAAATAACATTCTTTGATCCCAACGAAGTTCCAGACTTGTATGAAGCATTTTATAAAAACACTGAGTTGTTCGAAGAGCTGTATGTCAAGTATGAAAAACAAAAAGGTCTTCGTAAGAAGACCATGAGTGCTGAAGAAGTATTCAAGAGTGGCATACTGAAAGAGCGTACTGATACTGGTCGTATCTATCTAGTGTTTATTGACAATGTACAGAACCAAGGACCATTTGATCCCGAGTATCATACAATTTACCAGAGTAACCTATGCTGTGAAATACTATTACCTACTAAGTCTTTTAAGCGTCTCGATGATGCTGATGGTCGCATCGCTTTATGCACTCTTGGTTCTATCAACTGGGGAGCCTTCCGTAACCCAGAAGACATGCGCCGGGCTTGTCGCATTTTGCAACGTAGTCTGTGCAACATACTTGATTACCAAGACTTCCTAAGCATACAAAGCAAACTAAGCAATGATGAAATCCAACCATTGGGCATTGGTGTCACTAACTTGGCCTACTGGCACGCCAAGCGTGGGCACAAGTATGGCGAGAAAGATGCACTACAAGATGTCAAAGCATGGATGGAGCATCAAGCATTTTATCTAACAGAAGCCACAGTTGAACTGGCTCGAGAACGTGGCCCTTGTACTACCAGTCAACACACACGTTACGGTCAAGGCATATTCCCCTGGGAATTACGAGCAAAGGGTGTTAATGACTTAGCAGACTTTACTCCAGAACTTGATTGGGAAACATTACGTACTAATATGAAACAGTACGGTGTTCGCAATGCCACACTAATGGCCATTGCCCCAGTCGAAAGCTCAAGTGTTGTTATAAACAGCACTAATGGAATTGAGTTGCCCATGAGCTTGATCTCAGTTAAAGAAAGCAAAGCAGGATCATTTGTACAAGTTGTTCCTGAATACCATAAACTTAAAAACAAATATCAACTCATGTGGGATCAAAAAGACTGTGATGGCTACTTAAAAACCAGTGCAGTACTTGCGGCTTATGTTGATCAAAGCATCAGCACCAATACGTTTTATAATCCAGCACACTTTGCAGATCGTAAAGTACCAACCACACTGATTGCCAAAAACTTGATGCAGGCACACATGTGGGGATTGAAAACATTCTACTACAGTTTGATCAACAAGCAAGGCAGTAAACAAGTTGCTGAGATTGCTCCTGAACAAACACAAGTAAACGGAGTTCAAGTGAATGGCTATCACTTTGATGAACTTGAGGACGACTGTGAGGCATGCAAACTATGAGTAAAGCACAATACAATTTAAACACCAAGACAGACTATCTTAATCGCAAGATGTTTTTGGACCCAGCTGGTCCTGTAACTATTCAACGATTTGAAGAAGTCAAATACAAAAAGATTGCAGACTTTGAAGCCACAGCACGTGGTTTCTTTTGGCAACCAGAAGAGATCAGTCTTACTAAAGATTCAAATGATTTCAAAGATGCCAGCGAAGCAATCAAACATATCTTTACCAGCAACCTGCTACGTCAAACAGCATTGGACAGCTTGCAAGGTCGCGGCCCAAGTCAAATCTTTATGCCAGTAATCAGTTTGCCTGAACTAGAAGCATTGGTGTACAACTGGACATTCTTTGAAACCAACATTCATTCAAAAAGCTACAGCCATATCATTCGCAATATTTATAATGTGCCCAAAGATGTGTTCAACACCATCCATGACACACAAGAAATTGTTGACATGGCCAGTTCAGTGGGCGACTACTACGAAGCACTACATGTGGTCAACTGCCGTAAACAGCTAGGCGAGGCAGTTACTGAAAAAGAACATATCCGAGCAATCTACATGGCACTACATGCCAGTTATGCGTTGGAAGCATTCCGCTTTATGGTTAGCTTTGCTACCAGCTTGGCCATGGTAGAGAACAAAATCTTCATTGGCAACGGCAACATTATCAGTTTGATTCTGCAAGACGAACTGCTACACAAAGGCTGGACAGCTTATTTGATCAATCAAGTAGTCAAAGAGGACACTAGGTTTGCCGAAATCAAAGCAGAATGCGAACAAGAAGTGTATAATTTGTACATGGATGTTATACGCGAAGAAAAAGAGTGGGCCACTTACTTGTTTAAAATGGGGCCGGTGATTGGACTCAACGCAAATATCTTACGCGACTTTGTGGACTACACCGCGGTGGATGCTCTTAAACAGATTGGTATCAAGTACAACAACCCAGCACCAAAGTCAACTCCAATACCGTGGTTCAACAAGCATACAGATACCAGTAAGAAACAAACAGCACTACAGGAAAGCGAAAGCACAAACTACGTTATCGGAGTAATGAGTGAAGCATTAGACTACGATGACTTGCCAGCATTATAAGAGAAAAGATGATCACAGTATATTCAAAGAACAACTGTCCGTTTTGTGACAGAGCAAAAGCACTATTAGAAAGTAAATCAATTCCATTCAAAGTAATTAAAATGGAAGATGAACCGGACGCTCGTGGATTCCTAATGGATCAAGGTTTGCGTTCAGTTCCACAAATTTTCAAGGACGGCGTTCTCCTTCCTGGCGGCTATCAAGGCCTTGCAGGTAAAGACGAAGAATTTTTCAACACACTCAAAGGGTAAACATGTTAATCAATAAAGGTATCGCAACGGGCGAAGTAGTTACAATCAAAACAACAGCAGGCGAAGAAATTGTTGCCAAACTGGTGGACGAAAATGTAATGGGTGTTACAGTAAATAAACCATTAGTTCTAACAGCAGGACAAAAGGGCATTGCACTTGTGCCATTTTTGTTCACAGTTGAAATGGATACAAACGTCACTATTTCACGTGCAACTATTATGGTACTAGCACCAACTGCAAAAGATGCTTCGGATCAGTATATTCAAAATACCACCGGCATTGCTTTGAAATAAATATAAACATGCCAGCTGTAGCCCGCCAAGGAGACCCAACAACAACCGGACATGGTTGTGATGGAACCACGACCGTAACTGGACCAACTGGCGCAGTAGCCAAAGTCTATGCTAACGATATTGCTGTAGAATGTAAAGGCAATCCAACTGCCGCACATACTATCAAATCTGGTAATAACTGTGTTCCTCATGGAGCTGTGATCAATGTCGGGTCTGGCAATGTGTTTGTTGGTGAGGTTCCGGTTGCCCGAGTAGGGGACAGTACAGACGGCGGTAAAATTACGGCTGGTTCAGGCACTGTGTTTATCAACGGAGAAGGCGGCGCCTTTGGCGGCGGCGTTGGTATTGACGGTGGTACCGGCAACGTGGCAATTGGACCTGGAGGCGGTGGCACAGTTCCAAGAGACCCAGGCTGGGATTATGCGGCACATTCGTTTTTTGAAAACAATCGTCATGATTATCAATACTTTGCCGCGGAGTATGCCGGAATGGACTATTTGCCTAAGACCGGCAACGCGGCTTTACCGCTTGATACTCGAAGAGAGTTGTTACGAGATTATGCAATAAACGTATTAGGTTGGGCCCCAGATGCAGTTATCCCAACGGGCCCTGATGGAGAAGTATCTTTTACGGACCCTAATTATCATCCTCCAGTAAAATTACAAGATTATATTAATACAGTTGCAACAGAAAAAGGTTATCTCGATAGTCAAGGAAAAAGTACCTTGCCATTAGACTACCAACAAGCGATAGATCAGGCACAATTGGCATCTCTTGCTCCATACATTCAAGCACAATTAGCAAGAGTGAATAATGGCGAGCAAACTTTGGTAAATCCCAGTATTCCGCCAATAGAGGAAATCGCTGCCGCGGCCGCGGCCGCTGTTGCTAATAGTGCAAGTAATCCTTATAGAAATGAACCAAATCTGATTGGCGGACCAGTACAGGATCCTGCACCTGCACCTGCAACACCTGAGCCAGAATGGTTTACAAATAATTGACATTTATTTTTAAGCCCTGTATACTAGGTATAAGTACTCTGTACTTCATATAAAGGATTATTAAAAATGGCTACAAATAAACACGCAGAATTTACAGCAATCGTAGAAGCAATGGAAGCAGACTTTGAAAAGTTTTATGACAAGGAAGTTGGCGCCGCAGGTACCCGTGTACGTAAACATTGTCAAGATCTTGCCAAATTGTGCAAAGAAACACGTAATGATGTAACAGCAGTTAAAAACGCACGAAAAGAAGTAAAATAATCCACTAAATACTGTACACTTTTATTAGGAGGTGTATTATGTTAGAAACTTTATTTTGGTTAGCACTTGGTGCTTTCATTGGTTGGAATTTTCCTCAGCCTGGTTTTGCTAAGAACATTCAAGCAAAAGTAATGGGCATGTTTAAAAAGGCAGAGTAAACGAAACTAACGCCTTAGGCGTTATATTAGTATACTAGGAAACATACTATGAAAAAACTATTAGCGATCTTATTAATGACTATTAGCGTTACGGCGATGGCACAACATCACGGACACTATGGTCATCATAACAACTATTACAGAGGTGGTAACGGGTGGGGGTGGGTAGCACCAGCAGTTATTGGGGGTGTTGTAGTTTACGGAATGACTCGTCCACAGATTGTTCAACAACCTCCTGTAATAGTACAACAACCAAATCAAATAATTGTACCTTATGCGGCTCCTCAAGGATTTCATTGGGAACAAATTTTAGATGCTAATTGTAACTGCTATAGATTAGTATTGGTACAAGGATAATATGGCATATTCAGACAAAGTAATAGATCATTATGAGAATCCACGTAATGTAGGATCGTTTGATAAAAACGATCCTACCGTGGGCACTGGCATGGTAGGAGCTCCGGCATGCGGTGATGTAATGAAACTACAAATAAAAGTAGACGAAACTGGTATTATTACCGATGCCAAATTTAAAACATATGGCTGTGGATCGGCAATTGCCAGCAGTTCTCTTGTTACCGAAATGATCAAAGGCATGACTCTTGAACAGGCTGGTAGCATTAAGAACAGCGAGATTGCAACAGAACTTGCTCTTCCTCCGGTCAAAATACATTGTAGTATATTGGCCGAAGATGCCATAAAAGCGGCCGTACATGATTATCGTAACCGACACAGCACAAACTAAAATCAAAAAGAATTTAGAAAAACGTGGCAAGGGCGTGGGTATTCGTATCGGCGTTCGAACTACAGGGTGCAGTGGATTGGCCTACACTATGGAATACGTGGACGAATACACTGCCGAAGTTGGTGTAACCAATTTTGGCCATCCAGACTTTGTGTTATTAGTAGATGCCAAAAGTCTAGCCTACTTAAACGGCTTAACAATGGATTGGGTTCGCAACGGACTCAATGAAGGTTTTGATTTTATCAATCCCAACGAACGAGATCGTTGCGGATGCGGTGAATCATTTCGAGTATAACAATCCTTGACTTAGTCAAATTTTATTAGTATAATACTAGTACTGTTATTACTTTTGGAGATTATTTTGAGTATGCATTTAGAAGGTCCGTGGCTCAGTACCACCGGCAAAAAGAAAGGCAAAAAGAAATTCGCTTCGGCAAAACATGCTAGAAAAGCACGTGAGCAAGAAGAAAGTTGGAAAGAACTACAAAAACGATGGGCCATAGAAGCTGAGGATAAAAAACGTAAACGAGCATTGTCAAGTGAGATTTACAAGTCACCTAAACTTACATATCGCGGATCAGATGCTCCCCGTATTCCCAGTAGAGATTCTGGTAGTGGTGTAGCTACATTGGCTCCAGCCAAGGTTTATACAGGAACTATGGTGAAAGGCATTGCCACCATGCATAAGAGCAACGCAGTACCGGTGTTCAGTGATGAACAAGCAGTTGACATATCTCGTATGAGACGTTAAACTATAAACTTAGTATTTTAACCTTGTACACAGATGATAATTACATATTACCCTGATAGGTTTTGGGGTAATAAAGCAGTAGGCTTTTAACGCACAAGGAGATGTATCGAAGCCATTTGTTAAATGACGGGACCAGCAATTCCGTGATCCAGCGTAAAGGAGAAAGAAAATGATACGCATCATAAAAGCAGTAGTATTTTTACTAGCAATAACGCTAGTGATATTCGCAGGGTATAGAGCAGTTAATTATAAATTTGATACCCTTAAAACGGCCCGTGAACAAGCGAGCCCAGTTACAGCACAATTAAGACAAAAACAATTAGATTGTCTTGCTCGTAACATATACCATGAAGCCGGCTACGAGTCCTTTGAAGGCAAAGTAGCGGTTGCACAAGTTACAATCAACAGAGCAGAAAGCGGTCAATTTCCGTCTGACATCTGCCAAGTTGTATATCAAAAGAATGTAGTGTACGAAAAAGTGCTTTGCCAGTTCAGCTGGTATTGTGAAGGCCCTAGTGCTAAAAAGCCTATGAATGGTCCAGTGTATACAGAAAGTATGGAAGTAGCCAAAAAAGTATTACTTGAAGGATTTAGACTGCCTTCAATTAAACATGCACTTTACTTCCATGGCGATTACATCAACCCTAAATGGGGTAAACAACCTGTGGCGAAAATTGGCCGACACATTTTTTATAATTGAGGACTAGTATGAACATGAACATTGAAAAATTCAAAGCAGAACTACATAACTTTTTTGACCTTAATCTATTGGTTAAGAATATCAAAGAACATGCACCCAACATTTCAGCAGAAACTATGGGCTGGATTGCAGTAGTGCTGATGCATCTTGCTACAATTCCAACATTGTTGGCAGTGTTAACGGGACTAACTGAGAAAATGCCTCCAGTGGATTTGGTATTGTTTGCATGGAGCGGATTATTTTGCTTTTTTGTCAAAGCCACTATCCAAAAAGATGTGTTAAACATTGTTACAATTGGGTTTGGATTCTTTGTTCAAGCCGCTCTTTTAGCCTTAATAGTGTTCAAGTAACGATAAATATTAGATAATTAAGGAGCACCTAAAATGCCATCAGGATTTCAAAACGACACAAATCAGCTACAAGCTGAAATGTACAGAGCAACAATCACAATGAGTAATACAACCTATTACCCAACCGCAGACACAGACGATAACGGTGGAGTTACTCCCAGCGCATCAGACAGTTTTGCCACATTGCCAACTACACTGGCCAAGGGCAAGGCCCGTGCCAGAGGTAACATGCGTTTCCGCAATGTGGTAAATCGTCTAACAGGCCTGGGCGATTGCCAAATTCGTGATATTACTATTACAGAAGCCAACGGCGATGCACAAGCAACCAGTTTAGCATTCACTGTGGCCTACGATAGACCAAGTCTTATCACTGTTAGCGGCACATCAGTTGACGGAACCACAGCAATTACCACAACAGCGTTGGCTGTTAAAGATGCTGTTGCACGTGGCGTCAGAGACGTGACTGTGGCCAATACACGAGTATATGACGGCACAAATGCACAAGATACACAAATGACTCTTACTGTGACCACAACAGGCGCAACTGCTACACAGACATACGGAACTGTGGCAGTTACCTTAATTGACGAAACAACACTTTTTGATTAAGATTATCTGATGATTTTAGCCTGGTTACTACTTCTTACTGGCTTAACAATATCTGCGGTTGCAATCTACTATTCTGTAGTAGGCCTGACCGCAATATTTTCTGCGGCCGTGATTCCGATTATTATCATGGGGTCCGCTCTTGAAGTTGGTAAACTTGTTTGCGCTTCCTGGTTAAAAGCCAATTGGGAACGTGCTCCTGCGTACATGAAGTACTACATGATATCAGCAGTGATTATCCTAATGCTTATTACTTCAATGGGAATCTTTGGATTCCTTTCAAAAGCTCACAACGACCAAAATCTAGTAAGTGGTGATGTGCAAAGTAAGATTGCCATCTACGACGAAAAAATTCGAACAGAACGAGAAAACATTGAAGCCAATCGTAAAGCACTCAAGCAAATGGATGCTACTATTGATGAAACTATTTCTCGTAGTAAAACAGATCAAGGTGCTGTAAACGCCAATGCAATGCGTCAGCGCCAAGCCAAAGAAAGAACACAGATACAAGCTGACATCACTAAATCTCAAAAATCCATTGCCGCCTTGAACGAAGAACGTTCTCCGATTGCCGCCGAAGTTCGCAAAGTAGAAGCTGAAGTAGGTCCAATCAAATACATTGCCAAGTTCATTTACGGAGAACATGGCGCAGATGAAAACATGTTGGAAAAAGCAGTAACATGGATCATTGTTCTTATTGTTGTGGTATTTGACCCACTTGCAGTTATCATGTTATTGGCCGCACAAATGACGTTTGGATGGCGCAAAGAAGAACCAGCAGTAGTGGAAGCACCAGTTAAACTTGAGCCATCATATTCCAAGGATGAAGGTCCGTTAACTGATGATCAAATAGAGCAAATTAAGGCAACTGTAGAGGCACCAAAAGAAGAAACTAGCGAAACACCGTTGACTGCACTAGGAGGTGATATAACAGCACCGGAGGAACCTTTAGTAACAATGACTGCTACCGAAGAATCAGAGCTAGCAAAGTGGAACAAGATGATAGAGCAAGCTGATGCATTATTAGCCCAAGAAGCTATAACTCAAGAAGAAGCTAAACGATATCGTTCCGAAATAGCAACTGCTGACAGCTACACAGAAGTAACAGGAGACAGGCTTAAACCCGATCTAACAGAAGTTATTGAACCTGAGTCAGAAGAGTCAAAAAAAAAGACTTATATGATCAAGGACCGTACGGGACAGATACTAGTAAAGGCTCGAGAATAGGCTACATACAGAACGAAGAACAACAAGCATCAAATTCAATTTGGAATAGAATGATAGAACGCACCGGTATGAAACCCATCGATGAGTTGTACACATATTATTCACAAGGTGGATTTGAGCAAGTTGTGATAGATAATATCGTGGAACCTGAGTTAGCAGATTTCGTAGAGAAAACTAAAACAGACGGTCCAAGGTTTAATAGTTATCCAAAAGATAAATTAGAATATTTCGCAAGAAGGATATATGAACTTAGGAAAAATAACCCTGATAACACCGCCGGATAAGTTGTTCAATATGAACCTTAGCTACTTGTTAATCAAGCCATCTACTCAAGTTAAAGAGCAATTTCAGATCATATTAAGCCAAATCTTAGAAGATGTAAACGTGTTTGTTTACGACGAAGACGATCACGACATTGGCTGGTTGCTGGGTATTGCACAACAAGTCGAAGTTATAATTATTGATGTTGATAATTGTGATTTAATCACAAGCCATTTTATTACATTTTTATTGGCTCATCCTAATTCTTACTATATAACTGTTGATGATACTATTCCGTATAAATTAATTAGTAAGAATAGAATATATAATCTAGACTGGATTATTGAAAAAATAAAACAAGATGAGGATGACGCAGATGCTGAAGAAGATTAAAGGAACCGGAGTTACTGTTAGGGATAACGAAAATATCAATCAAACTTTGAGAAGGTTTAAAAAGAAGATTGAAGAAGCAGGAATCCTAGACGACCTACGCAAACACGAGTTTTACGAAAAACCCACAACCGAACGCAAACGTAAAAAAGGTGCGGCCAAAGCTCGTTGGAGAAAGAAACTCGAAAGTCAGCAATTACCTAAAAAAATGTATTGACACAGCATCTGTATTATGTTATAATTTAAGCTCACAATAAAGAAAGAGCTTAAATGGCAAATACAGACGTGATGATTGATTTGGAGACGCTTAACACTACTCCGGATGCAACCATACTTACAATCGGTGCAGTAAAATTTGATCCGTTTGGCAGAGAATTACAAGAACCAAAAATGGACAGTTTTTACTGCCGAGTAGACACATATAGCTGTGACCGAATTGGACTAACTACCAACGATGATACCATTGCTTGGTGGGCCAGTCAAAGCAAAGAAGCTCAAGATGCGGCTTTTGATCCCACTGATAGACTTGATATAGAAGAAGCGTTTGCTCGTCTGTACAAGTTCTGTTGGGGTGCTAAACGTGTTTGGAGTAATGGTTCTACATTTGATATTATCATTTGCGAGCATGTGTATCGCAAAATCAATCGTGCTATACCTTGGAAGTTTTGGGAAGTACGTGATGTGCGTACAGCATTTGATCTTGGCATTAATCCACACCGTCCGCCAGTCACAGCTCATCATGCATTGGAAGATGCTTGGAATCAAGCAGTTGGAATTCAAAATGTCTACAACACACTACGCACTAGCACAACCAGTGCCGGCGATTATATCGCACCATTTGCAAATCAAAGGTAATATATGGACAGTCAAACTAAAGAAGTAATGGACATTCTCCAAGAAGAATGTGCTGAAGTAATTCAAGCAGTTAGTAAAATCAGCAGATTTGGACTAGACAATTTCAAACCAGGAAAACCCAAAACTAACAGAGAACACTTGGAAGAAGAATTGGGCGATTTGTATGCTATGATTGAAATTCTACAAGAACTAGATGTAGTTAGCTGGACTAACATTGAAAAAGCCGCAGAAGCCAAGCGTGAAAAACTTAAAATTTGGTCCAATATCTTTAATTCAGAGAACATCTGAGATAAATAAATTTGTAAAACGCCGTAAGGGTTTTACATATTCTTGCTTAATTTAAAGGAGAAAATTATGAGCAAAATCATCGGTATCGATTTAGGTACAACAAATAGCTGTGTAGCAATCCTAGAAAATGGAATTGCCAAAGTAATTGAAAACAGCGAAGGTGCTAGAACAACACCATCAATCATTGCGTATACAGAGAAAGAAATTCTTGTAGGCGCAACAGCAAAACGACAAGCAGTCACAAACCCAAAGAACACTATCTACGCAAGCAAGCGTCTTATTGGGCGCAAGTTTGACGAAAAAGAAGTACAGAAAGACATTGACTTGATGCCATACAATATTATCAAAGCTGATAATGGTGACGCATGGATTGAAGCCAACGGTGAAAAACTTGCACCACAACAAGTGTCAGCTGAAGTATTGCGTAAAATGAAAAAGACAGCGGAGGATTATCTTGGTACAGAAGTTACTCAAGCAGTTATCACAGTTCCTGCATACTTTAACGATAGCCAAAGACAAGCAACTAAAGATGCTGGCCGCATTGCCGGCTTGGAAGTACTGCGTATTATTAACGAACCTACTGCGGCAGCTCTTGCTTATGGTGTTGATAAAGCTGATAAAAGAGACAGGAAAATTGCTGTTTACGACCTTGGTGGTGGTACATTCGACATATCAATCATTGAAATTGCAAATATTGACGGCGATAAACAAATTGAAGTACTAAGCACCAACGGCGACACCTTCTTGGGCGGTGAAGACTTTGATCAAGTTATCATGGATCACTTGGTTGACGAGTTCAAGAAAGACAGCGGCATTGATCTTAAGAAAGACATGCTGGCCTTACAACGCCTCAAAGAGTCAGCGGAAAAAGCCAAGATTGAATTGTCCAGCGCCGCCAGTACCAGTGTTAACTTGCCATACATCACAGCAGACGCAACTGGTCCTAAGCACATGAATGTAACTATCAGTCGTGCTAAGTTTGAAGGCATGGTTGAGCAACTTATTGAGCGTTCAATTGCTCCATGTAAGATTGCCATGACTGATGCCAAAGTAACTGCCGCAGACATTGACGAGGTTATACTGGTTGGTGGACAAACACGTATGCCTAAAGTACAAGAAGCAGTTGAGAAACTGTTTGGCAAGTCTCCACGCAAAGACGTTAACCCAGACGAAGCAGTGGCCGCAGGTGCCGCGATTCAAGGTGCAGTGTTGGCCGGCGACAAGACGGATGTGCTGTTGCTGGACGTGACACCATTGAGCCTAGGTATTGAAACAATGGGCGGTGTGTTTACCAAGTTGATTGCCAAGAACACAACAATTCCAACCAAGGCCAGTCAAACATTCAGCACTGCGGATGATAATCAACCAGCTGTGGACATCAAAGTAGCACAAGGCGAGCGTGAACTATTCAAGTTCAACAAAGCACTGGGTGAATTCAAGTTAGATGGTATTAGTCCACAACCACGTGGCATGCCGCAAATTGAAGTTACGTTTGATATTGACGCAAACGGAATTATGAATATCAGTGCCAAAGATAAAAGCACCGGTAAAGAAAACAAGATCACTATTAAAAGCGATAGCGGATTATCAGAAGCTGAAATCCAGCGCATGGTACGTGAAGCGGAAGACAACGCAGAGTCTGATAAGAAAATACGTGAGTTAATTGATGCACGTAACAGTGCAGAATCAACTACACACGGCATCAAGAAAGACTTTGAAGAATTCAAAGATCAGTTGACTGAGGAAGAAAAGACTGCATACGAAACTGCATTCAAAACTGTCGAAACAGCAGTTTTAGGTGAAGACGTAGAAGCCATTACTACATCAGTTACTGCATTTTTTGAAGCGGCCGGTCCTGTAATTGCTAAAAAGCAAGCCGCAGAACAGGCCAAAACTGCACCACAAACTCAAGGTGGTGAACAAACTGTGGATGCGGCCTTTACAGAGGTTGACCCCGCAGACAAAAAGTAATATAATGTAACATGCAGGACGCCTTAGGGGTCCTGCGAGGTTCTTGCTTATTTAAAGGAGAAAATTATGAACCAACTTAGAACTATTGACGCCGCTCACTTGGCTAATCTTAGCAGAGCACTTGTGGGATTTGATCGTTATTTTAACGGACAATTTCCCAACACTAATGGTAACTATCCACCACACAACATTGTAAAGTATGATGAAACACATTACAGTATTGAAGTGGCAGTTGCCGGCTTCACCAAAGAAGAAATCAATGTAACTGTTGATCAAGATCAATTAACTATCATCGGCAAACAACACATAACCGACGACAGTAAAGAGTACTTGCATCGAGGGTTAGCGGCTAGAGACTTTGAACAGACATTTACTCTTGCTGAGTATATGGAAGTCAAAGGTGCTGAAGTTAAAGATGGTATGCTCAAAATTCAAATAGAGCGTATTATTCCAGAGGCACTCAGACCTCGGCATATTGAAATTAAATAATTGTAAATAACAATGGGGGAGGAAACTCCCCCAACATCGGAGAACTAAATGGCAGGCACGGATATTCAACTAGAAGAGAAAATTAAAGTAGTAGTAAGCGAACCTAAAAGATGGAAGGTTATCCTGCTCAACGATGATTCAACTCCAATGGATTTTGTTGTTTCAGTATTAATTGAAATTTTTAAACATAACCCTGATACTGCTCACGCTGTCATGGCAGAAGTACATGAAACCGGAAGTGGAATTGCCGGAATTTATAGCTTTGAAATTGCCGAAGCCAAAGCCGTTGAAGCAACCAATCAAGCTCGTACTAGCAACCATCCTTTACAGATTAAATTGGAAGAAGAATGAGTCTGCGAGATATTACCAAAGACCTTCATCACAAGGCAGAGACAACAACATTTGCCAAGATGCTTCTTAGCGGCAAAATTGAAAAATCACACTATAGAAACTATCTGTATAATCTATTAGCAATATACGATCCAATTGAATGGTATTGTAAGCGGCAAGGTTTTTTTACAAATTTACACGAGTTGCCAAGATTGAAATCAATCCTTGCAGATTTTCTTGAACTGGATGAATGCGAATATTACTATTTAACTCCTGCTACTCTAGAGTATCAGGCATACTTGCACAAGCTGGCCAACGATCCAGAGCGTAAACATCTTATTAAAGCACACTTGTATTGCAGACACATGGGCGATTTATTTGGTGGTCAGATTATTAAGAAACAAGTAGCACATATTTCAAGTGGCAAATTTTATGAATTTGAAAATGCTGACACTATGAAGACTGCTATTCGTTCAATGCTAACAGATGACCTTGGAGACGAAGCTCGTGTGGCGTTTGAGTACGCTATCAAAATGATGCGGGATCTCTACCATGGAGAGTAATGTCTGGGATACATTGATCAAGATTGAGCAGTATCTTGAGTCACAATTTTACGCAACTGGTAGCATTATACACGAACCGGGTATGGCTCGCTTCAATCAACCAGGCTGGGTAAACAAAGTATGGGCAAGTAGTCGTTATCGTCGTGCCCATATCGATGTGGTAGATGCACGTGAAACAAAAGGCTTGTGGATGATGCATTGTTGCATTTTCCCACATACCCACAATCCTGCTCCAATTTTTGGCTTTGATGTCATAGCAGGTAAAAACAAAATTACTGGTTGTTTTATCGACTACAGTCCAGCTGGCGATGCAGAACATCCTATGATTGAATACTTTGGCAAAGAAGTTGGCCGCTACGAGTGGAATAAAAAACGCAAACTGCCTGAGTGGGCAGAGCGCATTTTCAGCGAGCACATGGTGGCCGCCGGCAACGTAAGCGATGAAACTGAACTTAACCAACTCACAAGTCTGGCACATATCCTAGTAAATCATTACTTAGACTCAGTATCTGAAACTAATAATACAACCAACAATACTACAGAATCACAGAATTATTATTGTGAGAATCAAAAGCAAAACCCACATACTCCTAAAGTTATGGTTAGTTTAGGGCTTAGTGAGGAAGATGTACAGGTTTTTATTCAGGATTGCTTGTTCCCCGAAATACGATAAATATTTTACTATGAATATTCTCGATATAATCACCGAAACAGCCATGTCTGCTGGCGAACTTCAAAAACATAACTATCTCAGTAATTTTGCCCAATTAATAAAATTAGGAACCCCTATAAAAATTGTAGCAAGCAAGCAAGATAAATTTGGAGAAACTGTTATAATCTCTAAAACTACAGCAATGCAAGCAATAAAAGACATCCTTATGGGCCGCGCAACAAGTTTACCGCTGAGTCGAGAAAGCATAAAAATTGTAAATGCATTACCTTCTAATGCTACAGCTAAATCTAAAATACTGCTAGTACCTATTACTGCTATAGAAAAGTCTATGCAAATTAAAGGAAAAACTAGCGATTTTAACATAGGCGGAATTGGAGAAATATGTTTAGGAGTTGCGGCAACTGCTAGATTTTTAAAATTAGCAGAATTAATTGATGTGATGGATTTTATAAATTTTGCTAATGAGTTAAAAGTAACTCCATTTGTTGGAAAAACTGGAAAAATTGGAAACTCATTAAAATTAACATATTCCGGACCACTATATCATACTAACGGTAAAACAGATAAATTATTTTGTGTAATTGTTGCGCCAGGCCGCGACGTTAAAACATTCCTGCAAATAATGAAAAATCCTGAGTCTGCGCCACAAGCAGTTCAATCAGTTATATCATCATCTGTGGTATACGCTAACGATGCTAAAAAAATATCTGTAGGTATTAAAAGAACTTCCGAAGATCCTAATATTAATAATATTGAAATTGTAGCAGACGGACAAAGCGATAATAAAGGAACAAAAGCAGATTTAGTAATGAATATCGACCAGTCTCGAATTACACTTATTAGTGCTAAAACAGGCCCAAGTCAACTTGGGCAAGCATCGGGCAAAGAATTTTCTAAACAAGTTGACTTCTTTCAAACTGTTTTCGGAGTTGACATAAGCGGATTAAAGAAAACTTGGATTCCAGACGGCAAAGCCGACAATACTCCTACACTTACTATTGCTTGGCAAAAACATGCAATTCCTAAAGTATTACGATTAACAGGCGGCGACAGTGTTCAAAAAGAAGCAAGTTTAGTACAATCGATAGCTAAAGGATTAATAAGATATGCTAACGACCAAACAGACACGGGTGAAGTAGAGACCGTAGATATTGTCAAATTAATCACAGATGTTGGACAGCCTGGTTATACTTTAATGAGAATTGACTCAAGGTTGGAATCAGCATTATCAAAAGTTGACTTACACGGAAGCCATACAGAACGCGGTGTTGCTGTATCTGGTAATGTTAATGGAAAAATGATTAGTTTATTTAGGGCTTGGAGTTATTACAGTCCGGCAGGAAAAACTACCAGAACTGCCATTGCTGGAGGCCCGTTGTTAGATACGTTAGCTGTATTGACTCCTGAGCAATATAGACAAGAAACTCCAACTCTAGTAGTTAGACCATCAAAAGAAAAAACTGCGGTTAAAACTGTACCAGTTAAAAAAACTGCGGTTAAAACTGTACCAGTTAACAATGTTCCTGTTGACACAACTACAGATAACTCCGTTGTAGTGGAACCATCATCTACACAAGACATCGATGACCCAATGCAAGCAGAATCTATAATACGTCTAAAGTTTTAATCTTGCAGTAACAATAAAAGTAGTAGTTATCGATAAATACTGGTATAATAACTTAACCGGGAGCTAATTATGACTATCGTGGATCAAATCAATATTAGAAATCAAGCAACCACAGAAGGTACTGTGGGTGCTGATGGCACATACAGTGCTGAGACAAGTCAAACTACCACTGCTGACGCAGGGTACGATGACACAAGTGTACATGCAGAATACGAAAACAGCGTCAAAGCAGAAGTTGCAGTTGGCGCAACAGCCGGTGACGAAACAGCCGGCGGCAGTGTAGAAGTAAGTGCCAGTGCAGAAATTACACAAAGCGCACACATTGAAGCAGGCCTAGACGGCAACAATGCATATGTTGATGTTGGAGCCAAAGACATGGCAGAAGCACATGTAACTGTGGATGCAGAAGCACATGCTGGTCCAGTCAGTGCAGAAGTTAGTGGCGATGCTTATGCTAAATCAGGCGTAAGTGCTGAAGCCAGTGCCCGTGCAGGTGACGGAGGTGTTCAAGCACAAGGCGAAGTATTTGCAGGTAATGCAGTGGGTGTTGATGCCAGTGCTACTGGAGGAGTTAGTGGTGTATCAGGAACGGTTGGCAGTGGAGTCAGTATTGGTGAACAAGTTGGTGTAGGCGGCGGCGGCCAAGCTACATTTGCAGATGGCACAGCAACCGTTGGAATCAGCGGAGAAGTTGCAGTGTTGGTGGGTGTTGAAGTTGACTTGTCTGTTAGTGTAGACACTAATCAAGTTGCAGATGATTCTGTTGCACTTGCGGCCGCAACAGAAGAACAATACCGAAGAATTGCACAAGAAGCTCAACGTCAATTTGATGAAGTGGCTCGTAATGCACAAATTGCTGCCGAAGAAGCACATCGTCAAGCAGAAGCCGCGGCCGTGGAAGCTCAACGTGTGGCTGACGAAGTGGCTCAAGCTCAACGTGTGGCTGAACAACAAGCCGCAGAAGCTCAACGTGTAGCACAAGAGCAAGCTGAAATTGCTCGTCGCCAAGCAGAACAAGCTGCCGCAGAAGCTCAACGTGTAGCACAAGAGCAAGCCGCCGCCGCGCAACGCTTTGCAGAACAACAAGCCGCTGACGCCAAACGAGTTGCAGATGCTGCCGCTGCCGAAAGCAAACGAATTGCAGATGCTGCCGCAGATGAAGCTCGTAGACAAGCAGATGCTGCCAAACGAGCATTAGAAAATGCTGGCAAAAAGATGGATCCAAGACGCTGGTTCTAAATTATATAACTGTATAGAAAATAGGACCTTTGGGTCCTATTTTCACGACTAAGTGTTGAAAAATTAACACTGTTGAAAAATCAACATGTTGTAATAATAACAGCAGAGTTTAATATTTGTAATTTCATGAATAAATAATTTTAATAACAAATAGGAACGAGATAACATGCTGGACGGAGTCAAACAAGCTACGACTGCACTTAAAACAGCACAAAGTGCAGGCAAAGAATTAGGAGCAGTTGTATCAAGCCAACAGGCTGATATGGAAGCTACCGTTCAGCGCGAGCATGAATCCCGTATAAAATCTAAACTAGCAGAGCAACATCGAAAATCAACTCTTGAGTATAGAGCTCTTGAAAAATTTGAGATTAAGATGAAGTACGAGCGAGATGTGGCTAGACTAAAGGCTGAAACTATTCAAAAATACGGCAAGGATGCGTGGATCAAAGTAGAAGCTGAAAAAGCTGTTATAGAAAAAGAATATAAAGCTGAATTATCTGCAATGGATCGAGACCGACAAAAACAAATTGATGTGTTGTGCTGGTGTTTTGTAGCTGGCACATTAGTTACTTACTTTTTTAAACTATACAAAATATGAGATTACCACAAATTGTTCTGATATTAACATTATTAGTCACTGCGTTCTTGATATGGATGGAATGGCAATTAAAGTAATTAACGTAGACGTGCCAGACCCACTAATCTAAACAGGCCCAACCACATCCAACCTATATCAAATTCAAACCAGCGGCGACTGAGACGAGGATTTGCGGGTTCCAAATGATGATTATTGTGCAGACATTCACCGCCAATAAGAATGCCCCAAGGCATAATATTTTTACTTTTATCCTTAGTTTCGCCATTTCTATATCCTATCCAATGTCCAACACCGTTGATAACACCTGCGGCCCAGAACGGAATCCATATCATTTGCACACCCCATATAACTAGGCCCCACGGTCCAAAGAACAGGCAGTCTATGACCAGCATTAGAAGAATACCAAGGCGGCTATGGGGTGTGTAAATGACCCGTTCAATCCAATCCTCAGGTGTGCCTACACCATATTGTTGAATCATTTCTTTGTCTTTACTTGCTGAGTGATATAAAACTGCTCCCTTAAACAACACACGCCAAATACCGTATATGTGCGGAGTATGAGGGTCGCCTTCTTGATCACTAAATCTATGATGTTTTCTATGGATAGCTACCCACTGCTTGGTAACCATTCCGGTTGTGAGCCACAGCCAGAATCGCATAAAATGCTCCAATACAGGGTGGAAAATAATTCCTTTGTGAGCTTGTCCTCTGTGTAAATACAGAGTAACGCATATTATAGTAATATGCGTCATAGCCAAAGTTGCTATAAGTTCTATCATGCAATATTTATCCTACTAAAGACCACTATGAAAACCATAGCTTTGTTTGTACATGATCCAAAATGCTCTGTACAAAGTGCAAACGGCATTATGCGGGCACTGAGTCCACATTACAGATTTAAACTATTTGGGAAAAATCCCCTAGAAGATGTGTTCTTTGATGATGTTGATATGATAGCAATTCCTGGAGGAATTGGGGACTCGGAATCTTTTCATTATCTGCTTAGAAACAGTGGAGACTTGATCCGTCAATTTGTCAGCAAGGGTGGCAAATATCTAGGCATTTGTATGGGTGCATATTGGGCCGGCAGTTGTTATCTCAATGTGTTAGACAGTGTGGATGCTGTGCAATACATCAAGCAACCTGGAACAGACACACGTCGCCCACATGCCAAAGCCGTTGATGTAACGTGGAATGGTGTACAGGATAAGATGTTCTTCTATGACGGATGTGCGCTAGTCGGTGATGTTACTAAATTTACAACGGTTGCCACGTATGCCAACGGTGATGCCATGGCCATTGTACAGAATAATATTGGGTTAATAGGATGCCATCCTGAGAGTGAACAATTTTGGTACGACGGATACAGTTGGTTAAAAGGAAAACATCAAGATCACCATCATGCACTATTGCTTGAATTTGTTGATAACTTGATGAAATAAAAATGCTCACTTTCGAAAGTCTAGGATTCCCGGCCCAGCCACTCGCGCCAGCAGCCGGCGCACACTCCGTTACGAATAACGGGTCCTAAGGTGTGTTCTTTAATAAAGTATTTACCTTCCTATATATACTTTAGGCTCTGCTTCGGATTGTCGCTGTTTTTCAGACTTGGGAAATAGCTCGTTACCGTATTGAGGATATTTTTGCTGTCGATCGTAAGCTACCCACATAAAAACTCCACCCATGACAAATATTATAAACACGATTGCAATGCCTATTATGAAATCTTCTCTAATTTGTTTCATTCGTGCCGCACGTCTACGATCTTGTATAGCTTGACGTTGCATCTGACGAGTAATAAGAACACTTTGTTCCTTGCCCATCTGTTTCATCATTTCTTCTACTTCAGTGTATAAAGCTCCTAGTTCTTTGGGACTTTGATACACCATCAATTCACGCAACTCTACTTCCATTTGTTGTAATTGCTTTTTCATCAGGACACGCTGTAAAGCACGTTTGCCTAAACTTGCGTCACCTGTGTACACTTCAGTTTTTGCTCTGCGCTCTTCTTCTTCAAACACCGCTATGCATTTGTAAAAGTTATCGTAGTATGTGCCAAGGTGATTACCAATTTCTGTATAGATACCAGTGTGCTCGTCTGCATTGGCTTTTTTGTTTAATGTAATTACCCGATTTTTTTCTTCTATGAAAGCATTTTTCTGTGCCACCGTGGGAGGTTTTTCAGGTGGATGTAATTTTTGAAACTGTGCATCAAGATCTTTAATCACATCCTTTACATCACCAGCCGCGCCTTTGATGTCTTTGTAAAGTTTACACCCAGCCTTAACAGCGGAGACTGCTCCGTTGGCCAAAGCAAATAGTGTAATTGGATCCATATTAATTAAACGTAAAGGTCTATAGTGCCTACCTTGAATATTTCCATAAGCACATGATTTTCGTGCGATCTTTTCAAATACACATCATACAAGTAATCTCTAAAATGTATTTTTTCAGTTAGTTGTTTATTATATTCAGTCCAACGCTCTTCATTCTTTCTTGCATGAACATCGGCCAGTATGCCATCCACATTTGCATAACTTGGCTGCACAATTGGGAACCATGTGACAGCATCCATTATGATTTTTCCTTGCGTTCCTTCTCTTCGGCTCTGGAATAATAATAAAGTATTTTGCCCCGCAATTCAGCTGAATCGGCTGCGCCTGTCCATTCTGCAAGACGATTCCAAATCAACACAAGTTGTTTACTGTCACACTTGTCTCCATTTTTTGTTAACCATATTGATAGTTGCTGATGTCGTAGGCTAGGATCATGTAATGTGTATGCAATGTTATAAAAATTAGATACTGAACATGTTTTAGTATCCGTGGCAACAACACCGCCTATGCAATCATCACAGGATTGACCTACACTAGACGCACCCAACAACGATAATAAAAATATTATTCGCCATTTCATTGCGACATCTCTGATGTGGCTAGATTAATTCTAGTTTTAACCACACTCAGTTCTGTTGGTTCTGTTTTGAATCCAACAGACACATATCCGTCAAAGTCTCCAATCTCTGGAGGAATACCACCACGACAGATAAACGTGGCGCCTTGCTTGACTTCCCATTCTGAAGTCTTGCCAGTAACTTCTAACTTATCGCATATAACTTCACCGTTGAGCATGCCAATGATTGCGGCATTACGTGCAGGATCTTTGCTGAACAAACTGGAAACTAATCCGTCTAATGTGTTATCTCTGCCTCTGGGGCCAAACGCCAACATAGTTACTCTGGTGTTGACAACTAGACTGGCTTTGTGTACTACAACTGATACTGCTTCTAGATCTTTTTGTAGACTCACAGCAACTGGTATGAGATGATTTACTTCTTTGAGGTTGGTGATCTTACTGCT